TATCAAGTTCAAGGTATATAATGCTTGGATTACAAACATTGGATACAGCAACCTTGATGCAGGCGGAAACACCCTCATGGTAGAAGAGATGACTCTTGTACATGAAGGTTTTGACGTTTCATTTGCTACAGACTACTCCAAAACAGCAGCAGACCTATCACTCTAATAAGGAACCTAAATGACAACTAATACGACAGTAAGCGCAGTAGATAATCCTGCCCTTGCAAATCAACTATCGGCGCAAGCAGTAGCTCAAGCTGGTCGGGAGGAGGCGTTTTCAGAAACAAAGATTACGCCTCCTTCTGATCCGCATGTTGAGCTACTAGCTGGTTTTCAAGAACCGTTTGGAGACTTCATCTCTACAGCTGAAGTGCGGGAGCTCAACGGAGCTGACGAAGAAGCTGTAGCAAGAGTTAACGATCTATCTAAGGGCTTAATGCTTATCTTAGAAAGAGCCGTAACTAAGCTAGGAGATAAGAAACCAGACAAAGACATCCTTGATGCTTTGCTAGCTGGAGACCGAGAGCTATTGCTTTTGGCAATCCGCAAGCAAACGTTTGGGCCAGATGTAACAGTTCAGGGAGCGTTCTGCGAAGAATGCCCTGACGACATGACTTTAACTATTGACTTAGATAAAGATGTAGAGATGAAGAAACTAGAAGGTTCTTCAGCTTTTGATGTTGCTTGTAATATTGGTTCCGTAAAGGTACATTTACCAACAGGTAACACACAAAAGCAACTCGTTAATTCAGGTAATAAAACAGCTCCAGAATTGGACTCCATCGTATTAAAGAGCTGTGTTCTTGAGATTAACGGTCAGTCTGTGCTTGACCCTAACGCTGTACTTAAGCTCAGCGTAAAGGATCGCAGAACAATTCTTAATGCCATATCAGAACGCAACCCTGGACCACAACTTAGCTCAATCAAAAAAGAGTGTCCAAATTGCGGGCGGGAGGTACCGCTACCGCTAACGTTAGCGGACTTGTTTCAATCATGAGATAAGTTATGACCTTTTAATTCAGACTATTGATCTCCTGTCTCAGTACTACCCAGGATGGTCGCTGACTGAGTTGAAAAGTTTAAGCGTAAGAGAACGAATGATTTGGTTAGACAGAGCAATGAGTAGACCAAGGACGGTGAAGTAGTGGCAGGATACGAAAGCCTATTCCCCTCACAGGATGACAACATCCTAGCAGGGGCTACTTCTGATACCGAAAAGATGTTTAAAATAATTAACGGTAATGCAGGCCTTGGTCTGACTGCAAAGTTAATGAAAGAAATTGCAGACTTAACTGCTGAGATTTACAAGAACATGATGGGTGCTACTGGAAAGGGCACCTCTAAGCTCGGTATGGGCGAAATGCCTAGGTTCCGTGATCAGTTTGCAGGCTTTAGTACTGGTCAAAAGGTAGCAATGGGTGGAGTGGTTGCTGCCGGTATTGGCATGGGAATGATGCCAAATACTGGCGCCGCCGTAACCCAACGTCTTGCTGCTGACGCTGTAGCAGGCATTAGCGGAATAAATGCCCGTCAAGCTATCCTACGTTCTAACAGAGCTGTAGGTAACGGAGCTACCAGTGCTATGGGTCCAACCATGGCGACCATGTCACTTATGTATGGTGGCGGATACACAGCTACAAGTCAAACATTTAAGAACGTTATGCCACAGGTTGGTGGATTAAGCGCCATCACTGGCTCTAGCAACGAACAAGTTGCTGCCGGACTTGCAGGCGTCAATGCTATGCGTTTCTTGCGAATAGGTGTGCAGGCTCGTGATTCTTCAGGAAACTTAAAACCACCTAATCAGATTATTAACGATACTTATAAATTCTTGTACGGTGGAAGAAAAGTAACTCCAGAGCAAGCCGCAATGGTTTTGAACCCAGGATCAAAGGGTTACGCAACCATCTCTGCTATTGCTGGTGGCGATCCAAATCTTATGAATATCATCCAGATGGGTGTTATTGCTCGTGCAAGAAGTGGAAGCCCTCTTAAGAAGGGTGATCTAGGAAACGCACAAAAGTCTTTAGACCTTCTAGGTGTTGGTAAAGAAAGCCCTCTACGTGCCAACTTTAACTACAACACTAGCGAAGCTCGTAAACTTCAAGCCACTGAAAAAGGATTAGTAGGTGGGTACAACACTGCGCTCAATACAACAGCTGCAGTAAACAACGGTTTTAGTTCTCTTGCAGAACAGGCAGACTTACTAACTCAAGCATTTGCTGGACTACGTGGCGTTATGCAAACGTTACCTGGTGCAGGTAATACTGGCGCAATGATTGCTGGCGGAGCTGGTGGCGCTGCAGGGCTTGGTATGGATTTGCTTCAACTTAAAATGATGCACAGCGTACTTACTCGTGGTCCTGGTGGCGGTGTAAAAGGTCCTGGCTTCTTAGGTGGACTTATGAGTAAGGGCGGCGGATTAAAGGGAGCTGGAAAACTTCTTGGTAGAGGAGCACTAGCGGCTGGTGCTTATTTTGGCATGGAGAAGCTACAAGGATTTTTAAATAAGTCAAACGTTCCATCATGGCTACGTACCGGTGGAAACTTTATGTTTGATATGGGGCAAGGTATTGCAACGGGCGCTATTGCCGGTGGAGGTGCCGGAGCAATTATCGGAGGTGTTGCTGGCACACTAGGTGCTGCAACAAACCCATATGGCCGAGGTGGAGACGGATGTAGCCACGGAAATATTGGAAGCCACGCATGTGGACAAGGTGGGGATAACCCAGGAATGTCTAATGCTGTAAGTCCACAGCAAGGGTTTTCTGGAGGAAATCAAGACACAAAGGGCATGGCTCTTCAGATGCCTGTACCTGCTGGTACCCCTGTTACATCTAACTTTGGTCCTCGAGACAATTCAAAGAACCCACAAATTTCTAGCAACCACCGAGGCATCGACTACGGCGTAGCTGTTGGAACAAAGATTGTTGCTGCGGCAAACGGTATTGTTACTCACGCCGGTCTACATCGTCAATACGGAAATTATATTATTATTAAGCATGGAAAGAAATCAACACTGTACGGTCACTTATCTAAGATCCTAGTTAAGGTGGGCCAACGTGTTAGCGCTGGAGAAATGATTGGTAAGTCTGGTGGTAAGAAGGGATCCCCTGGAGCAGGAACATCTACCGGCCCTCACCTCCACTTTGAAGTACGTGATAATGGTGGTCCTGGAGCACAAGGACGTGAAAACCCTAAGGGTTGGTTCGGTCGACTTATCAGCACTGTGTCCAACCTATTTAAGTCTGTTGGTAGGGCTATCGGTATTGGCGACGATGCTCCTAGCAAGAATGCTCGTGTAACTCCTGGCGCAGGTCTAAACTTTAGAGGATCTTCTGCATCAGTACTTAGCAGTATCCCTCTAAGTGAATCTTTGAGTAATGCGTTGATGTCTGGTGGACCTATTGACTTTGCATCATTCAAAAATGAATTCCCACAGAGCGCAATTAGCAGAGGTGTTAAAGGCAGCAATGGTGATGTTTACATTAATAACCGTATAGATAAAGTGTCGGGTGACACCGTAGGTATGGCTGGAGGTAACCGCGAAGGTTTGATTCGTATGCTTCACAGTGCAGGCTTTAGAGGTAAGGGGCTAGAGACAGCTTTTGCTGTAGCGCTTGCTGAGTCAGGTGGTAGGGCAAACGCATTTAACGGAAAAAACAGAGACCTATCATATGGTCTATTCCAAATCAATATGAAAGACGATGACCCTGCGTCACCAAATATGGGTAGAAACCGTCGTAAGCAATTTGGAATATCAAACAATAAAGAGCTATTCAACGCTAAAAAGAATGCTGCCGCTGCTTTTGAGGTTTCTAATAAGGGAACTTGGTGGAAGCAATGGGCTGCATTTACTAACGGTTCCTTTACTAAGTTCCTAGATGATGCTAATACCGCAGCTAGATCTGCAGGTATAGGTGGAGACAATCCAGGCATGGCTATGGAAACTGTAAACAACATGCCTCAAGCTATGGGAAGAGCTGGCGGAGGTTCTGTACACGCCACATCTAACATTAATGTTAAGGTAGATATGAACGTAAGCGTAGCTAAGCTAGGTACATTTGAGGTACAACGTGTAGCAAGCGAACTAAGAAGTGCCATTAACAATGAGCTTAAGATCAAGGGTATTGGAGGTAACTAATGACAAACTATAAGAACATATCTGGTACCCAAGATGCGGGATCTGAATACTTTTGGACTATCGATGCCTACGAACAGGTCAAGACTCAAAAGGGTTCTGATACAAAAGACTATGTGTTAATTAACTCAGACTCTAAGGCTGTCTATAAAGACTATGAAGTTCGCTATGCAATTCGTGTGTGGAAAAAGAAAAAAGTAGGCTCTAACTATTTAGAGCCTAGCATTGCTAACCCTGCTCAACCACTGTATGACGGTGATGGGGTTCAAGTCCTATTGTTACAGTCTTGGAGAACCGAAGTTGCAAACCAAGTAAGTATTGGCGATATAGTTCAAACTAGTTCTGGAAGTCAAAGAGTGTTTGTTAAAAACACTGCCTCTAAGTTTCCATACTATGTTGATGGTTCTAACCAGGAATCAAAAGAAATCTTTTACTTTAATTTGCTTGCCAAAAAAGCAAACGTAACCGTAACCCCTAGAATCTATGTAAAACTTAAAGCGTATTCAGATGAGAATCCAGGCGCAGTAGATCTAGAAGTACTGCCTGCAGAGAACATCCCTGTCGTAAAATGGACAGGAGCTCGTATGGATCCTACAATCCCTAAACAAGTCTTAGATGCTGCTTGGAATAAAAGCTACATTACTTTAGATAAGTGCAGCACACCAAACCAATGGGTTGCTGTAGTTAGGTCTGCAGATATTAATCCTTTGCTTACTAACTATAACTTACGACGCTGGTCTTTAGACGGAATACAATCTACTTTTACTGGGGCTAATACCGCAGAAAACTTAGTTGCTGGTTTAGGAGCTTTGGGTCCTGATCAGTTTATTGGCTTTGATCTTAACCTAGATAATCCAGCTAACGTTAATAAAGACTTTAAAGGTTCAGATAAAAGAGATAGTAAACAAGATGCGATTAATGCTTTGCTTGCTATTAAAACAAGCACGTGTGGCGCACCTGTAGATAATGGCTCTACTGAACCATCTCCATTTGCAGGATCTAAGCCAGTTGATATAGATCAAACTACACGTACTAACCCACCAAACCATTACGTATCAAGAGATGTAAGCTTCTTTAATAAGGTAAAAGACAATATACAAAAAGACCTGGGTAAGCCAAGAGCCTCTTCTCAGTACATTATTGCCTATGACAAGATCGATCTTTTAAACTCTGAGGTAACAAAAGCTGGAAGACTTGGAATGATTTTTCAAGACAGAGCTTCAGCTACCGCATTAAATGGTCCTGGAAATGCCGACAAGCCTTGGGGTTTTAGATTTAACTACAACCCTACTACCATTTCCTATAGTACAGCTATGGATACATCTATTGACTGGATGTTAGCCGATAAAGATCCAGCTAACTATATTGGTGGAAACGTTTCAGTAGGGTTCACTCTCTACTTAAATAGAATGCCTGATATGACTGAGCTTGCTGGTATGAAGGGCAGGCCAGGAACTTACGGTAAAAACTATCCTAGAGAGCTTAGAGAAGAAGAAATTCAAGGCATCTTAAATAGAGGAACAGAGTACGACATCGAGTTCCTATACAGAGTTTTAAATGGAGACCCTAAACCTAGCAACAATACGTTGTTAACATATACAGTTTCAGGAAAACCAGCGGAGACATCTGACTTTGGTTACATCACTGGAACACCTGTATGGCTTAAGATCCATAACAACCTTAGATACAAAGGTTCTGTAGCTTCGGTATCAGTCAACCACGTAATCTTTAATGAGCTTATGGTCCCTATGTTCAGCACAGTAGACGTTACCATGATTCGTTACCCAGTTATTAGTGAGACTAGTGACGAAGTACAAAAGGCATTCTCTGAAAAGCAGACAAAGTATGTAGCTGGAATTAAGAAGGCGGCGAGCTCATCATGAGTAATATAACAAGAACCTCTCGTTACTTTGAAGGACCCCTTGCACAGATTCCAAACAAGGTTACTGGTGAGTATGACATTGCAGTCTACAGAGATTTTACATCTCTAGGGTCAATTACTTTCTTGACACACACCTGGGTGTACGGAGATAACCTATCTTCTTTAGCTAAGAAGTATCTACTTAACCCTTTGTTGTGGTGGCAGATTATGGAAATAAACCCAGAAATTACTGACCCATTTTCTATTGAACCTGGTACAGAGATAAGAGTCCCATATGTCAGTAGATAACTTATATACAATATCTGAGAACTATGCTAAGGAGTCTACGGGTTCCGTATACAGCTCTGACTTTAGTGTTTTCTTTCCTAAGACACCTAACTTTGAACTGTTACTTCTTGGAGCTGAGTTACATCAAGAAATAGAAACTCATGACGTACTTATCTTAACCTTTAAAGGTAAACCAAGAAAAGACGAAACAACAATTGTTTCTAGTGACCCTGTTCAATTTACATACAGCAGCGGCCCTAACAGGTCTACCTTTGAAGGCTACGTGTACGAAATTGATCCTGCCGCAACAATGATGTCTCACGTAACACAGGTGTGGTGTGTATCTGCGTCCTCTGTATTAAAAGATAGTACTCAAGAAATCTACAAAAAAGTAACTGCTGATCAGGTAATAGCAAAGATTGCTAGGCGTCAAGGGTTAAACGCTGTTACTCAAAGGCACCCTCGTCTAAGAGAAACAGTAGTTCAAGCTGGACAAACAGACTGGCAACTACTTCGTAGGCTTGCTAAGCAGACTGGTTTTGCCCTTAAAGCAGAAAACACAACTATCTTTTTTATGTCTAAGAACAAAATATTTCAAGATAAAAAGGCTCGTGCCCCATACTTTAAATATAAAGATGGTATAACAAAGCAACAGCGTTCTGTAGGAACTTGCTTAGAGTTTAGGCCTATTGTTTCAGACGATGCTATTGAACTAGGGGTACGTGTAGACCGAGTCATGAGTGGAGTAAGCGCTACATCCGGCAACAGCATTACTACAACCCACCCAACTAAAGTATTTGATGCTGCTCAAAATAGAGGCAAAGTAGTTCCTAGTGAGGAGTACTTTGATGGCATCTAGATTTTCTAAAGTAAGTTCTAGTAGCAAACCTAAGGCAAAGTTTAAGCGACACCAGGTACACGAGGTAACAACTAGCCTTACAGAGTCAAAACTTATTGCTAGTGACTTAGCTGATGCTAAACGCTATGCCTATAGAGCTAAAGCCGTACTTGTTGGCGAGGCAACTGTTAAGCCATACGAACCTATCTATCTAGATGGGTTGCCTAACGGTATGTCTGGTTATTGGACTGTGCTGAAAGTTACTCATATCTTTGGTGGAACTACTGCTAACTATATGCTTGAGGTAGAGCTAGGAACAGATGTTCTTGGTGATACAAATCCCGATGCTTCAACTGCTTCTGATACTAGAGATGTAAACGCTGAGATTGCTGGACAAAAGATCGAACCTTCTCCTTCTATTCTTGTAGACTATGCGTTCTCAGTAAACAACACTCAACTTTATACACCACCAATTAAGTCTGTTAATATTAAGCCAACAGCTACAGCATTGACAACAGACCCTACGTCTCCTAATCTTTATCAAAACGATGTGCCAGATTTCTCAGCCGTGAAAAGAACCACAGCTTGGTCTGCTACAAAAGGTAATAAGATACTATGACACAAGATTACACCTCTCCAGAACTAAGCTACATGGTAGACCCTCTAGGTCGTGTACGTTTCTTCGGCATATACAGCGCTAAGGTTGTGGATAACAAAGACCCTCTAAAGAAGGGTCGAGTAACCTTACAGATCTTGCAGCCTACGGGAACCTCAACCACAGGTTGGGCTTCACCATGTCTAGGTGCTATGTCACAAACTGGGTTTCCTTACGGCACTTTTACTACTACCGCTAACCAAACAGTAGCCGGAGCTAATACCGCTACAGTTGTTAACTCTAGTTTTGCAACTCAAGATGCAAATAGGATGTCTATTGCAAATGGAAAAATTACTGTAGAAGAGACCGGCGATTACTTTGTTATGTTTTCTGCTGTATTTACAAAGTCTAATTCCAACACCACCACCGCAGATTTATGGCTTAGAAAAAATGGGGTAAATATCCCAGAGAGCAATACCAGAATACTTATATCTGGTAACAACGGGGAAACCGTTATGGTCGCAAACTTTATCCTGGACTTGAACGCCAAAGACTATATCGAGTTTGTTTTTTCTTCTCCGGATGCTAATACAAAGCTTACTTACCATGCCGCTTCTTCAAACCCCACACGCCCTGCTGTTCCTGGAATGATTGCTACGATCAACCTAGTAGGCAAGTTCATTCCAAGACCAGGTACTAAAGTGTGGGCTATGTTTGAAGCCGGAGATCCTGAATACCCTGTATGGATTGGAGTCCAATAATGAGAGCTATCAACTTTCCCTTTACTTTAAACCCCTTTGGTAGAGCCGATACCGTCACTACAGAGTCAAAAATCTATCTAGACCGCCTTCTAACTTTGATGTCTACCCAGGTAGGTCAGCGCCCTATGCTTCCTGAATATGGTACAGACCTGGCCCGAGCTCTTTTTGAAAACGAAGATGACTTCTTTTTAGCTGCCAGAACCGCAATAACCGATGCCGTATCGCTCTGGCTTCCGGAGTTACGCATAGACAAACTAGAGCTAGAGAACTTAGACGAGCAAGGTTTTGCCAACATCAAGGTGATTGTTGAGCTACCAGGCGCTAAAATAACATCTCTAACCATTAACACAGCAATCTTTGGGGCCAACGGAATGATAGAAAGAGCGGGAGCATAATGCAGATCGACTACACCTCAAGAGATTATGAAGGCTTAAAAGCAGACATAATCAACCTAATTAATACTCGTACTGGGTTTCAATGGGAAGCAGACGATCCATCAGACTTAGGGTCAGTGATGGTAGAGTCCTTTGCATATATGGGCGACATCATGTCTTACTACCTAGATCGTGTAGCTAACGAAACTTCTATTGAAACCGCAGTTAAAACAGAAACTCTATTGCGATTTGCTGAGCTCTATGGGTACAAACCTTCTGGTCCTACGCCTGCACAAGTCTCTGTAACCTTTACAAACAATAGTGATTCAAATGTAGATTTGCCTATTGGAACTCAGGTTATGGCACCACTTACATACGGCGAGTATTCAGAAATCTACTACGAAACAACACAAGCCGTGGTACAACTGCAGCCTGATCAATCTATCACAGTAACAGCGCGAGAAGGAAAGACAGCTAATACAGATCGTCCAGACTTAATTAGCCCTACAACATACAAGCCTCTTCCAGTTAGCCTAGGAAGTTCTGATGGTACGTCTAATCAGGAGTTCTCTTTATTTGATGTCGGTATTGTAGACAACACTTTGGTTGTATACGTAGGTCAGGGTATTGCGTTTTCTCCATGGAAATATGTAGACAGCCTTGTAAACTCTGGACCAAACGATCTTGTATTTACTACAAGTTTAAATACAGATGGAACTACATCTGTTATATTTGGCGACGGTGTTAACGGATATGTTCCACCAACAAATCAACTTATTAGTGCCCTGTATAAAACAAGTACAGGTATTGCGGGAAACATCATTGCTAATGCTATTCAAGAAATTACCTTTATTCCTGGAAATGGAAATCCTGAAACTTTGTCTCTTGTTACGGCAACTAATGAGGCTGCAGCATTTGGTGGGGCAGATGGAGACTCATCTACTCAACTTCGAAAGAAAATTAAAGCGGCTATTGTTGCACGAAAGCGTGCCGTAACCTTGGCTGATTACGAGTACTTAACTTTACAAGTATCTCAAGTAGGTAAAGCAAAAGCTGTAGGAAGTGTGTATAGCAATATTACAGTTTATGTGCAATCACAGGATGACGGGTCTACAACTCCAGGTATTGCAGCAGGGTCTCCAACAAGTGCCTGGACAGTTTTATCTGGGGAAGTGTCAAAATACCTTGCAGATAAAATTCCTGTAGGAACTAGTGTGACAGTTCAATACCCAACATACACACCTTTGTATTTATCTATGGATTTAAAGGTAGAGCCTGCGTATAGACAAGCAGCAGTAAAGCTAGCTATCTCTAAAGCCTTGCTAAACACTGGTGGGCTATTCTCATTTGAGAACAATTCTTTTGGAAGATCAATCCCCCTATCATCTGTAATCTCAACCATTGCTCAAGTAGAAGGCGTATCTTCTGTTGAACTTACTAAGTTCAATACAACTAATGCGTCTTCTGTCGGTACAATTTCTCTAAACCCAAATCAGGTTGGATACTTGTTGCCTGTCAACTTAGTATTTACCGACGTAACCGGCGGAATCGCCTAGAAGAGGAAGTCAAATGCCAGCCTTTTTCCCCAACTCCGTTCGTCCCTTTACATCAAAGGTAGACCTACAGGACACTATCGTTGCAGACCACATCAATGCTCTGCAGGATGAGGTTCGTGCTATTGAGCTTGCTCTCAATGGAACTGTTGATGCTAACAACGGACTCCTAAGCTCGAACTATTCTGGAACATTTTCTTTAACGTCTACTTGGGATTCTTTGGATCAAAGAATCACTAACATTGAGGCTGGTCTTGTAAACGGACTAGCTACATCCCCATATGTAAGAAAAGCTGGAGACAACATGACAGTCTCCAACGCGGTTGCTCTTACCCTAAAGAACTCAAGCGCCACAACCACCAACAACCTATTCGAAGCCAAGAACTCGACAGACACTATTGGGTTTGCAATCTCTGGTGCAGGTTTACCTAAGGTAGGTACAGCCAACGTACTGTACGTAGGAAGCTCAGAGTATAATACTCTTAACACAACAGCTACTTCGGCCCTACAAACCGCGGAAGCAATTAGATTCGATCCTTTCCTATTAGCGGGTATGTAATTAATGGCACGTTATTCGTTTGCGGTATACGGTACTCCTGGACTTAAGTATGGCCAGATTGAGAATAACCGTGCCTTTTACAATGTAAGCCTTGAAGCATTATGTTTACGGTACCGAACCATATCTTTATACTGGACATCTGTATTAACAGATCCTAACGATCCACCTCCTAGTCACTGGATGGTTGTACGTAACTATCAAGGTGCTTCAGACAACCCATATCAAGGAACAATAATTGATAGCGGAACTATTAGCTCATATAGACTTTCTGCTGTAGACAATAACGTTGATGAAGATACGCAGATAACTTATTCTTTCTGGTTGTTTAATGGATCTTTTTGGATTAATTGCGGAAACTCAACCGTGGTGTCTGTAAGCGAAGACGTTAGCCCTACACTAATAAAAATGGAAAAGTGGATTCCATCTGCCTGGCTAAACTCATCTATCTTTAGTGGCGATGGAATTGGAGAGCCAGAAACAAACGACTTTACTAAGGTTCTATCTGCCTATGCTTTTGCTTACGACAACCTTAGAGCAGAAGCTGATTTACTTGAAAAGTCTTCTGAGTACGCCTTTACACCTGTGCAACTACTTAAAAGTAAGATTGAAGACAGAGGGTTTAATTACGAACCTACCTTAGGTGATATCTACCACCGTGGTGTATATCGCGTAAGTGAGTTAGTAAATACTAAAAAGGGAACTACCGAAGGAATTATTTCCTACTCCACTGCTTTGACTCATTGGGGTACAAGAATTACTCAAGGTAAAAACTTAATGTTGGACTATAACGATTCATCATTTGAAGAGTCTATTGGTCGCTGGTCTGCAACTACTGGAACAATTACTCACAGACTATACGCAAACTCATTAGCAGATCTTGGAGTAACTATTACTCCTCCAGCCGTGTCTTATAAAAACCCCAACCCATACTTTGCTCCACGTAAGCTAGGGTTTATGTCTCTTAGCGGTGCTGCGGCAGCATCTAACACATTGAGACTTCCTTCTGCTGCCTCTAATAAAACTTTGTTTGGCATCCCGGTAAAGCCTTTAACTAAATATTTATTTAGGGGTCAGTCAAGAATTGTAGCTACAGCGAATGGTGGTACGGTACGGGCTAGAATTAACTGGTATGACAGAGACGGGGTTCTTATATCTAGCACTTCTTACGGCACTACAGTTACCCTAACTCAAAGTTTTCAATGGTTCTACGCCCCATCTACAGCAGGAGTAAATTCACCCGCAACAGCGGTATACGCAGATATCGAGATCATAGGTGTTACAACTAATACCTCTACGCGTATCCTTTTTGATATGTTTGAATTTACTACTGCTCCAACTACAGAATATTACGAAGATGCTAGAAAAGTAATCGTATCTGTAGCAGGAGATAAAACTAATTATCTTTCTAACCCATCTTTTGAAACTAACACTAACAACTGGTTAGCTTTAAACGGAACCTTTGCTACATCTACAACCCCTTCTGCTGCCCTTATAAAAGGATCAAAGGTAGGTAAGTTTACAGTTACAAGCCCAGGAGTTGCAGGCGTATGTAGTGACTGGATTCCTGTAGATGACGCAGAAAACTATACCTTTAGTGCATACGTAACTTCTAACACTACAAAGAATGTTATTGCACGTCTTGAGTTTTCTTCACTACAATCTACAGAAGAACAGACCACGATTCTTTCAGATGCTGATGGGCTTTATTACCCTATCGGAGACTACACTCTTGACTCTGATCCACTATCTTTAACAACAGCAGCGCAAAGAATTTCTGTAACCGCTGTGTCTCCAACATACGGTGTTGACTCTGGTTTTCCTTCTGCAAAAGTTTGGTTGTATTTAGAAGATGCTGAAGTAGGAGACATCTTATACATTGATGGAACTTTGTTAGAGGACGGAGTTTCTCCAAGTACATACTTTGATGGTAGCGGAGCTACTGTACCTACCAATCCAATTAACAATGAGTACATCCAATCAGTGGATTGTGCTTGGGAATTTCCTGCTACAACTTCAGGAAGAAGCTATCGTTGGACTAACTATCTAAATAAGCTTGCTCGTCTAGCAGAGACACTTCCTTTAGTTATGCCCTACGGATCTAGCTGGGAAATTATGCCTGGCTTTGCCACACCTCCATATCCAGAACTTACCCCATCAATTTTGTTGTCCCCATCTTTTGAACAAAGTACTGATGGTTGGATTGCTGACTCATCTATAATTGAGAGAGAAGTAACTCGAGGATCTTTGTTTGACGAGTACACAACTCATGGTGCTGCTTTTGGTCACATTACGTCAACAGCTGCATCAACCTTTGGTGTTCACACCGATAAACTTCCGATTGATTTCTTAGCCGGTTACTATATCTCTGCAGCTATAAAGCCTGAGAATGAGGATGCTTACGGTCAATACACAATCAGAGCAAGATTCTATGATGATGCTGATGTTTTAATTATTCAAAAAAGTTATTCTGCTAGAATCGTTCACACGGATCGTTGGGCATACTTTGCAACCTACGCTCCTAAGTCAGAAATTTCTGGAGCAAAGACCGCTCAACTATATGTTGAGGCGACTCCTGATGCTCTAGGATCTGGTAGAGTATTCTACCTAGATCGGGTAGTCTTCAGGCAATAGGGGGCAACATGACCACAGTACTCATAGCATCTATGGCTACTGCCTGCATTCTTACGGCTGTAGAAGGTTTAATAATCCAGCTTGGTAAATGGCGGGGTTTGCTGGGCCTTGTAGCCGCTTTAGGGTTCTGCCTAACCCTGGATACTAAACTCTCCTATTTGCCCGTCTACGGCCTTGCAGCGACCTTTGGCGGCCTAGTTTTGTCTATCCTGGTGGAGCAGCTTTCCGCCCCAGCCAAGACCAATTTGCCTGATCGAGTTTTACCCCGCTAGAGTCTCCTCCTGAAGGAGGGACTATGAAATCACCCGCAACAGATCCGAGGCTATCAAAACGTGCTGTCGGATTTTTTTATTTCTATTTAGAAATCGGCAGAGTTATTTCTGCGGAGGAAGCAGCGGATCGTCCAGATGTTAGCGAAGGACGTGACGCAATTCGTTCTGCAATGAATGAGTTAAAGCTTGCTGGTTACATCACAATGGAAAAGCATCGCGTTAAAGGTCAGTTCCGAACGTATTGGAAATTTACTAATAACGATTTGAATATGCCATTTGTTAGAATCACCGACGACGGTTTGACCGACGACGGGTTTTCAGGCAGTCTATACACTGACAGTAGTGCAGTAGCTAATACTAATACTAGTACTAAGTCGCTTAGCTTAAAGAAAGATAAAGTACTACGTACTTTATCTTTAGGGACTACGTCCGAAGGGAAAGTTGAAATGAGTTGGCCTTTTGAAGAAGAGCAAGAAGATCCCAAACCCCGCCGCCTCCGCATCAGCGAGGAAGCTGACGCATCACCAGGCGCCGTCGGAAAGATCGAGGATCGTCAGAAACGTTTGAACGAGAAGTACAAGACGACTAAGTTTGAAGCTGTGCCAAAACACATGCGTCGTAACGAACGTCCTGAAGAGTTGTGGGATAGCAACGACATCATTGCTGAGTTCTATGACTTGATGCGTGATGCTGCACCAGGAACACCAGGTCAGATGAACCGCGATCACTTCCGTTCTTGGATGCACAAGATGTTTGGCGAAGGTGCAACTCGACTTGGAATGTTAAAGGCGATTAGAATGTTCTTTGCTGATCCACGGTTGCTACGTGACCCTGGAATCGGTGAACCCTTGTGGCGCAGATTTGTGGCATACTATCCGACCATTCACGGATTGGTTCACCGCGATGAAAAACCAGAAGGTGATGACGATGCTTTGA